ATGATAAGCAATTTAGATCTGAAAGTATTTATATTTACTAAGACGTTATCTTTGAAGCAAGCTCATTTAGCATAGATTTAAGAGTTTCAAGCTCCTTTTTCATAGCATCCATTTCTGCTTGTTTGTCGTCATTTCTCTTTCTCATTCTCATATAATTCTCATAACCAATAGTATCAGTATTGATTATTGCATTAGTTTTTTCGTCTCTAAAGAGATTTTTATGTCCTTCAACTGGTATCATGTTGTTTTTATATTTTTCTTAGTTTTTTTCTTTTTTGTTAAATCTATAGGTATCCCCGTATTTCTCAAAAATTCTGCATTTTCATAATCTTTAGCATCTTTAGTTCTTATCTTATCTAATAAACCCCCATCTCTTGTATCATATGGATATGTAAAGGTTCCTTTTGGTGTAAATTGTTCAGTAAACTGTTTGAATGTTTTCATTATGCCAATGCAATTGCTCTAAAGTCCTTGAATTTAACTGGTTGAGATTCATTAGTTGAACTCATAACAATTTTGATTGCGAATGCATTGAACTGTTCTAAGTTATCAACTGAGAATTGATATTCTGAGAACTCATTCAATCTATTTGGTGGCACATAAGCATCTGCTCTACCATTATTAAGACCTAAATCAATAATCTCATCACCAAATCCGTCACCATTTGTATCAATCATATTGGTGTAACCAGGAAACGCTCTATATGTTGTTGAGACCTCACTTGAATCTTCACTATACAAGCGATAATATACTCTGAAATCTGCATCAGGTAAAACACTAGCACCCACTAATACTTTAAGAGATGTTGCGGGTTGTTGTAAATTAACAATTGATGAAACAAATATTGAACCATGAGGATCATTTTTAATCTGTTTTGACCTTACATCAGTTCCATAATCAGATATTGGTTTGTTAATTTTATTTCTTCCTAATATGAATGTTGCATTCTTAACATCTAAAGCAGGTGATAGATTTGGATCTTGAGTGTTCATATCAACAGCAACTGTCAAAGATTTTTTCTTAGGAAGATTTTCTAATCTTGCATCTTCATTTACTTTAGAAGCAACTAATCTTGGTGTTGGGAAGAATGTTGTTTGGTTTAATGTTGTTGGTTCAAAACCTTGATCAACAAATGAAACCTCTGAACCACCAGAACTTGTTCCACTTACAGTTCTTACAGATGCGTTTACACTTGTGGTTTTACCAGGTGTAATAACATTAAATTGTGGTGTTAGTGAACTAAATTGATGATTTTGTGATATTTCAATATCAGAACCACCAAATGCCTTCTCATTAGTAAATGATAATTGTTGTTTACCAGTTGTGAATGTTCTTGTAGGGTCAGTGAATATAGATCTATCGACTTCAAGATAATATGTATCAATATCAACTGGATCTGATGTAATTGTATGAGTTGTATTGATGCCGACTAATGACACACCAGAAGCTTGATAAGTTTGAATATCAGTTCCTTCAGGATGAGGGAATGCGTTTGTGTCTAATTGTGCCCTTGTTATGGTTAATGAACCATCAGCTAATGTATAGGTAACAATTTCATCTCCGATTAGTGCTTCACCTGTACTGGTTGTAATACCATTATAAGTTGCGAAAGAGGATGTATCAGCGATTGCAACTACTGTATCAGTAGCTGTTATTGTTTGTGTAGTTTGAGTAATGGTTGAGTCAGGTTTAACATTCTTAATTACAATCTGATTGTTACCAGCATGATGAGCATGATTATATTGAGTTACTTGGAATTTATTTCCAGAGAACAAAGTACCATTTTGTGATGACCCACCAGTGACCACAGTAACATTAGTTGCAACTGTCCTTGTATTATTTCCTGCCCCATAATGAATTAGAGTTGCACCATTATCAAATTTTTCACCCTGAACATCTGTGAGGAATAAAGTATCAAAAGTAGATCCAATAGATGTTACTACTAATTTAAAACCATTACCTCTTGTAACAAGATTACTACTATTATCAATGGTTAATACCTCACCTACTTGATAACCAGTACCAAGTGTTAAATTAGAGATCGAATTTATGGCACCAGTAGCAGCATCAATTGTTACAGAGCACTGTGCTCCAGTTCCAGATCCTGTTAAGGATATCAATGGAATATTATTAACGTTTGTGACACCATATCCAGTTCCGTTTGTAACTATTTCAAATGCAGAACTAGTTGCGATTGATGAACCTTGTCCCTCAATAACACCTATTATAGAACTATCATCAGCGTCATTTGCTGCACCAGTACTTACTTTTCTTCCGATTGGAAATACTGAATTAGTTCTTGTCCCAGATCCTTCAATCTGAACTTTAAGTTTTCTTGGTAATGAAACAAGTGCATTATCTGAAATTAATTGTGTATTTAAATTACCAGGTACAATTGGTGAGTTATAGAATGTAGCAGTTCCAGATGGAACAAATTGTGCTTTACGTAATTTGAACGCTAAATCTTGATATTGACTCGCTGTCCAAATTGTACCATTTTGTGATTTAAATAAACTACCACCGATATATTGTTTAGAGACAACAACATTATCAACATCGGGTAAATTTGTTGTTCTAACAGTTTTCTGACCCATAGTTGCAACCCAAAGTTCATACTTATCTGATGCAGGTGATAAAAATACAATTGCATACTCTTTCTTAGGTTCCAAATAAACAGGTGATGAGAAACTTATTGTTGTTGGCACTGATGCATCGTCAGAAACATTAATCTGACTTGGATTTAAAGCAAGTTGTGTGTAATCTTGAACAAGTAAATTAGTTGGAGTTCCTAACTCAACATGTCTTAATTCAACGAATAATTTTGCAAGTGGATCTTTTGATGCAAAATACACATCAAATGATGTTAAGAAAGCACCAGTTTCATCTACAGTAAATGATTGTGCTAAAGGATCTCTATGACCTGCGTAGAAGAACTGTCTATCTTGTCTTGTAAATGTATTAACAGTCGTAGTAACCTCATTCTGCCTTTGAGCAGGTGCGGGTGGATTTCTAACAGCAACATTAAAGTTATTCTGCGTAATAACAGTTCCTGTACCTGTGAAGGTTCCAGAAGCGTCACTAGCAAGTGCAGTTGAACCTGGTACTGGAATTACACCCTCTGGTGCTGCAGTCACTCTGAACGTCTTTGTGCCTGATGTAAAGACAACTGGAGGTTCAGGAGTTTGATTAGCATTTCTAAAGAAGAAAGCACCTACTAAGTCACCCCAATTATCAGAGAATAAATCAATATTTGTAACAGTAGCAATCGCTCCACTTGTTTCTCCAACAATTTGTGCATTCTTTACTACATATCCGAAATATTCTTCTAAGTTTCCTAAAGCTACAACGTCAATGTTTAATAATTGTGAAGTTGCAGAATAAGTAGATGATGGAGCTGGTCTACTACGATCATATGGATCAATTGTGTATTCTTCAACAGTTAGAGAAGGTGAACCTAAACCAGCAGCTACTTCTGGACGACCATTATCTCCAAATTTATGATTTGGTTTTTGTATTCTCACATATCCAATCTGTTTTCCATTCAATAATATCTTAGCATCCTCAAAAATAACAAATGTTCCAGCAGACATGCTTATTTCTATGAGTTTAGGTACAATATCAGGTACCCCATTATCAAGATAATGTTGATGTTTTGTAAGTGGTTTTAGACCATTAGCATAGAATTGAACATTTCTTGATCTCATATATGGATCTGCTTTTGATGTAATTTTTACATCTTCAAGATAGTCATATTCATCTTTATCTCCTTGTAATACATTTGTGAAACTTCTTTCAGTGCGAGTTGTCTGTGTAATTGTTTCATTATAACCATAGTAACCAGTTTGTGAAAAACCATTTGTTTCATCAAATGCTTCCCTATCAGTTTCACTAGTAGTTGTTTTAGAAACTAGATTTGCCTGTTCAACCCATCTGTTACCTGTAGACTCAGTTCTTACGTTATCAATGTAGATAGTTCTTGACCAATTATCTGAGGGTGGATCAAGAAAAACTACACCTGCAAATACGATAACATTAAATGGGTTTACATTTTCTACTTCAGTGGCATGTGGTTGATCAATCCAATCAATTTCAGAATAATCAAGAGTAATAATATCACCAGTTTTTTTACAATTATTATCTAATAATTTTAAATTTGAATTTAAATCAGATGTTGCTATGTCAATTGCTGGATCAAGTGCTAATTCTGCTCTCATAGACCAGAAATCAACAGCAGTAACTAATTCACGATGGAATACGTCAACATCACATTTTGAACCCTCTTCTGGATCAAAATTAATAAATCTTCTATCTTTGAAATTATTAACTGCAAAACCAGATTTAAATCTATCTAAACCGTCTGCATCTCTTACTTGGAAAGATTTTGTATCTAATTCAAGAGCATTTAATGTAGTAGTAAGTTCAAGGTTATCAATTCTCTTTTCAAGACGACCAATATCTCTCATTGTGAATCTACGATTATCTCTCATCTTGATTGATCCTTGTTTTTGAGGATCATACAAATATGGAGGTAAGGTTATTTCTGCAATTTCCATTGAGTCACCAAACTCAACTGGAGGAGTAGGTTCCTCTGCAGATTCACCTTTTATTAATTTTACTTCTTCAAATTGGTTGATTACTAATTTATCAATTCTAGGTAAGTAGAAACTAAAACCTAAAATTGAACTCTCATTTGGTGTAATTACAAATGGCACCTCAGAAACAAATTTACGATTGTTAAAAGCGAATGGAGAACCATTTGCAGTTGATATGTCAAAATCTTGTACTCTAGGTCTGAAATCTAAAATATCACTCGCTCTATTAAATCCTACAGCAGGAATATCCTTTGTGTATCTATCTGATGTATATGAATTTACTGAGAATATATCACCACTCGCACCAGATTGAACCTCATACTTGTCAAAAACAATTAATAATTTTTTAGAAGGAACTCCTGATTTTGCTTTTCTAACAATTTTTGAGTAACCAGAATATTGACGTTTGTGTCCTTTATCTAAAGTATAATTATTTGTTCTGTCTACAAAGTTACCTGTTGTTACACCTTGTAAAATCGATTGTATGGATGATTCATCAAACTTAACTTGTTCACCAACTGTAAATTTATTTGCATTAAGATATACAAAACTAATTGTATTATTTGTACGACTAACAACCTGACCAATAGCACGACTATCTTGTCCAATAATTTTTTCACCAACTATCGTATCCGTATTAAGATTAAGACCACTCACAAATGTCAATTTATCTAATACAGGTGTAGAAGTATTTTTTGACTCATAAATTGCAATTACATTGACAACATCTGGAACATTTAGTGAAATTTCCTCATCTTCAACTCTTAATCCATATCTACTTGATTGTGTTAAATTACTATTTGCTGTTGAAATGCCAGTGCTTCTTGTTATTTCTAATTGTTGACTTCTTGTAAATATTTTAGATTTACTTGTGATACCCATTTTTTTCAGAGTAACATTAACAGTCGCAGTTGAATTACTTCCATTACTCAAACCACTGAAAGAAATATCATTTCCACCATTTGTGATAGAAACTTGATCTGATGTTAATGGTTCAACACTTCCATCTGGATAATGAATTGAATATTTTTCAGCATCAAAAGGTTCAAAAAATGCACTAGTGATGCCAACTGTTGCAGCAAGACCAACTTGAGATGAAAGGGTTATTTTATTAGTATTAATAGATGTATTTGGTAACTGACGAGAAACAATAAGATTTGAATTTGATGTGTCAATTATTGATACATTTTTCTTAGGTAATCTTGCAAATAAACCAGATTCTCTTGGATTTGTAATTTTTGGAACTTTAATTCTGAATGTTGAGTTAGTAGATATACCTGCTGCTAAAATAGTTTCTTGATTTACCCCTGTAACACCAACACCTAATGGAGATAGAGTAAGAGTTGTTCCATTAGAACTTATATCACTTACACGGTTATATACAGGATCATCAAAAGTTCCATGATTATATGCGATTATTGCATCAGTCTTAATTCCAACCTTACCAGAAAATCTACGATTAGCAACAGTTGCAGTGTTAGTAGAACTACCACCTAATACAGATAAATTATCAGTTAATGAAAAATATGGTAATACTCTATCATATAATACTGTATCTGCACTAAAATTGGATGCTAATGATGCAATTATTTTAGATTGGAAAACAGATTTAATATCATCAGTTGTATAAGTGTTTATTTTTTGAATTGATACAGGAATATTATGTGATATTTCATTAACTATAAGTTGTTCACCATCAATAAATTGACCTGTTGTTTCTGATAATGATACTTCACTTGCGTTAGATGGCACATCTGCTGCAAATCCTATGGCACCACTAGTCAATCCCCTAACTCTAGAACCTGCTGCTATTTGACTTGTTGATGAAAGTTTTAATATTGTAAATGTTTGAATGTCATATAGATGTAAATCAAATTCTGTAGATCCACCTGTGTATGGTGAATTTGATGCACCAAAAGAATAAACTCTTGCTTTTCCAATTAATATCCCTCTATCAGTTGACAAATTGGGATTTGTACTTCTTTGATTATATAAATTAACAGTATTATTATTAGTTCCACCTAAATTGATGTATGGTGTACCAAATACATTATTTACTTTTAAGTTACTACCCATACTAAATGGAACTGATGATGCCCCAATAGATTTTACATCTCTTGGTTTTTCAACATCTACTACAGTAGTGCCTGGCAAATAAACATCAAATCCTCTAACATATGCCTTGCCTGGTGAGAGTTTTACACACATCAAATCTTCAGATGGTGTATTTCCTTGATCTGTTAATACTTTTGATGTATATAAACCTCTTGAACTAATCTCATCATTTAGTGAATTTTGTAAATTTACACGGAATGGTTCGACTGCATAATTACCAGACTCATCAAAAGTTCTCTTTGCAAAATATTTTTTTATCTCTGAATATACTGATTTATCTTGTAGTCTTTTTGTTTCTCCGTTACGAACTCTGAATAATTCAACAAAATTTGTATCATTATTATCTTCAAGAGATTTTTTTGACAATTTTACTGATATTTTAAATCTATCAGCACCTGGTGCTGCAAAATTACTAAATCCCTTTGCATTATCATACAATGAGTCATCATCAGTAGCAGCAACCACTTCTTCAAGAACTTCAAATCCAACTCTATATGATGGTGTATTACTATAAGGATCAAGGACTATGAGTGATGTAGGAACATCTACAAACACACCTCTCATAAAATATACACCTTTACTTACACCAAATGCAGATCCTGTTGCTGATGCATTCTCAGAAACACAAGTCAAAATAGTTTCATTTGTGTTTAATGTTGTATTACCATAAGTTAATGGTTCTTCAAGTATTAATACTTCATCATTGGGAAAACCAACACTCTCACCATCAGTTCCAGATTGATTATATTTTACAAATATTGTTATTTCATCAACACCTTCATCTGGAGGTAGAACAAAATTCTTTATAGTTGCGACAATACCTGAATTTTGACCTATAACTCTTGTTCCTTTACCATTATTATTTGCAACTATATCACTTAAGTATACAGAAACATCAATGCCAAGATGTGCTGCGTTTACTTTTACAGAAAAATAAGATGCATCAAACTCCACACCACCTGGTATGACCATCGAACCTTCTTTAAATATATGCTTACCAAAAGATTCAACTTGATTTTGTAAAAGAGATTGTAATCCAGTTAATTCTCTTGCTTGAACTGGATGACCAGGTCGAAATAAAATCTTGTAAAAATTTTTCGCCTTATCAAAATCATCATAATAAGGATTTATATTTAAATTAGTCTTTTGTGGCATTGTTAGAATTCGAGTATGATTTTAATGTCTTCCTTTTGACGAGAGTTTCTTACGATTTGAGGTCTGTTATCTAAGTAAACAATTTCTCCCGACCCTTTATTTATCTCAGACTCAGATAACCCTCCATTAAAATTGGTTCCTAAATTTATTAATTTGTTACCAGTTGGATTTGTAGTTATGCCTGAAAAGTTAAGTGATATTGCTCCAGAGAAACTAGAACTCTTTCCTTCAATATCATTTCCACCAATGACTGATTCAAACTCATAAATTCTACCTGATGTAGAAATACCTGTATAATCAGTATGATCATATGATGTTTTGTTGAAATATAGAGAACGGTCTCTGAAATATTTCAATACTTTTGTTTCTTTATCATATGATGCAACAAATCCTGTAGCTACTTTACCCACATTTGGTGAAACAGTCAAAACTTGCTTAATCTCCTCTCCAACAATCGGTGTTCCAGAGACGGTATCAAACTTAAATGCTTGTAATGATGAGTAAGTAGTATCAGTGTAAATGATATCTGTGCCTACTTTTGTTGGATTTTTTACAATCCCAACTTGTGCAAATTTTGTGTCGATTGGAAAATCTTTCGTTGAATCATCAAATCTAGCATAAATTATAACTTTATCTGTACCTAATTCAGAATAAACATCAGAACCATGCCCTAAAGCAGGTGGTATGATTGGTATTAACTTTGCTCTACCTGTAGAACTTACATTACTGTTTAAAGTTCCCAAATCAACTATACCGTATGAATAACCCTTTCCACCAGCACTAACTGTAACATCAGTTATTTTACCGTTTACAACATCAACTCTTGCTTTAGCACCACTACCATCACCTAGAATATCAACTTCTTGACCCAATCCATTTGCATATCCAGTTCCTGCATTTTCAATGTAAACATGCTTAATTTGATTTAAGTTTACATCAGAGTTACCATTTTCTCTTACTAATCTTATCTGGGAGTCAGTGCTCGTTGCCCAACTATTTGGAACAGTTATATACTCAGTGGAGTCAAATTTTATAATATCACTAGGAGAAACTGTAAATAAGTATTTCCAAACATACCCATCACCACTATTTCCAGCCTTTGAAGGTTCTAGATCTGTAAAAGTAGGTTCGTCTTGAGATATATTACCTAAAACATTATCACCTGAAGAACCGTTATCAATACAAACATATACCTTAAAATCAGAATTTAAAACATAATAGTTTGCATCATATAATCTATTTGCTGCGGTCAAAGGACTTGGATTTGAGGCACTATAATCATCCCTGTAAATCTCATATCTATTACCTGCTGCCCAGTCAACTCTTCTTATTATTCTTCTTATGTTTGCAGATGATACTCTTTTACCAAACATCATAGTATCACCTGAGTGGGCACGATATGAGAAACTATCAGTGGGGGCAGGTGTTTTATCACTTGAGTTCCAGTCTGATGTCCTACCGTATCCAGCAAGAGTTGGTGCTCCTGTAGGATTAGATAGTCCTATAAAAACATAGTAAGAATTATTTGTATTTTCGACTGATTCTACAAAATTATTTGCGTTCAGGATTCTAAACTGATCAGTAACTAT